TACAGCACTTGGCTTAACAGCTATGGTGATTATAGGAACATATTTAAAAGATAGACTTGAAATTAAAGGTAAGTCTTCGGTTGGTAAGTTGACTGAAAATGAAATTTCTATAACTGCTGAAGATAAAAACTCAAAAAACTAAAAATGCACCTATTCCAGTAAGTGCATTTTTAAACTCTAAACATTTAAAACTATAAAAACCGCAACGGCTTCTTTTAAACATATTATACCACAATTATATTAAATTTAAACTCATTTAAATTTATTTTTATAAATTATAGTATTTCTATAGATGGGGATGTGATTATTATAAAGGCAGCCATATACAGTAGAAAATCCTTATTCACAGGTAAAGGTGAATCTATTGAAAATCAGATTCAGCTCTGTAAAGAATATGGAGAAAAGAATTTAAATTTAAAAAATGATAATTTTATAATATATGAGGATGAAGGTTTTTCCGGTGGAAATACAAACAGACCTAAATTCCAAGAACTATTGAAAGATGTAAAAAAGAGAAAATTTGATGTTCTTATGTGTTATCGGCTTGATAGAATAAGCAGGAATGTTGCCGACTTCTCAACTACATTAGAATTACTACAACAACATAATATATCTTTTGTAAGCATAAAAGAGCAATTTGATACAAGCACTCCTATGGGTAAAGCTATGGTATATATATCCTCTGTATTCGCTCAGCTAGAAAGGGAGACAATAGCAGAAAGAATTAGAGATAATATGATTCAACTTGCCAAAACAGGAAGATGGCTTGGCGGGCAAACTCCTCTAGGGTTTGATTCCCAAAAAATACTTTATTACAATTCTGAAATGAAAGAAAAGTCTATGTATAAACTCTCCCCTGTAAAAGAAGAACTTAAAAAAGTTAAATTAATTTACAATAAATATATAGAATTTGGTTCTATATCCTTAGTTCTTAAATACTTATTATCTAATAATATAAGAGGTAAAAACGGAGGAGATTTTGCATCTATGTCTATAAATGATATTTTAAGAAATCCTGTGTATGTTAAATCAGATGATGGAGTTTTTAAATATTTATCAGATTCGGGCATAATTACATGTGGTACTCCTAACGGTAATGGTATTATGACCTATAATAAACGTAATTCAAAATATGTACCTAAAAAAAAGACTGAATGGATTGCTGCTATAGGAAAACATGAAGGAGTTATAGATAGCAATACATGGTTAGAGGTTCAATTTCGTTTAAATAAAAATAAAAAGAAAGCAAATCCGAGACAAGGAACTTCTAAAAAATCTTTATTATCCGGGGTTTTAAAATGTGCCTTGTGTGGTGCTCCTATGCGTGTATGCTATGGTAGACCTAAAAAAGATGGAAGTGAAAGAATATATTATTATATGTGTACAATGAAAGCTCATTCAGCTAAAAGCAGATGTGATAATCCTAATGTAAAAGGTCCAGAGCTTGAAAAGGCCATTATTGAAAATATTAAACAGCTAAATACAACTAAGATACTAAAAGAATTACAAGTTGCCAAGAATGAAGCAGCTGTATCCATTGAAAATAATTTCACTGAAACAATAACTAAAGAAATTAAAGATAAAAGCGATCAAATAAATACATTGCTGGAGCAACTAGCTCATACGAATGCAAACAATTCTATTGCATCTGAATTTATAACAAGTAAAATTGAATCTTTAGGAAATGAAATAAAAAAATTAAATTTGAAATTGGAGAAATCCAAAGATACTAAACAAGAAAACATACAGAAGAAATTAAACTTTGAAATAATAGAAAAATCATTGCATGAATTTAATTCATCTTTTGATATGATAAAAGACACTTCTAAGAAAAGACTTATACTTGAGAATATAATTGATAAAGTTTACTGGAACGGTAATACTGGTGATGTTGATATCCAGTTATGGGGAAGTAAAAAAAAACACACACTTCGTCCTGTAGTTCGCTAAATATGTCGCAATACAATACGTCATGCTCATGCCTGGTTATATGATGTAAATAAAATTGAGCCAATTGTAAGAAATTACATTTTATCTAAACAAATAAAATTGAAGTTACTATCACGGATAGTAGATGTTGAAATGAGCGGAACCACAATTGAAGGAGTTTATACTTCTAACGGAGAGTATGAAAAGGGAGATGTATTTATAGAAGCCACAGGTTCCACAGGTCCCATGGGAAATTGCATAAAATACGGAAATGGATGCTCTATGTGTATATTAAGATGTCCAACTTTTGGTCCTAGGATAAGTATAAGCAGCTGTGCAGGAGCTGAAGATTTCCACGGAGAAAGGTCAGATGGAAATTACGGAGCTTTCAGTGGTTCCTGTAAACTTGCCAAAGAAACCTTATCTAAAGAACTTGTAGATAAATTAGAAGAGGATGGTGTAGTAATTCTTAAGATTCCAAGAGAAGATATAAATTTGGATAAACTAAAAAATAAAGTTTGCCAACAATATGCCTTAAAGGAATTTGCCGAAAATATAGTACTTCTTGATACAGGTCATGCAGTATGAACAAAACTGCAACATATAGAAATGTATTTAAGGATATTGAAAACTCTACCTCTACAATATATCATACACTTCCTGAAAGAACAATTGCACAAAGAATTTATAAATTAAGAATGATCAAAGGATATACTCAACATGAATTTGCTAAAGTTTGTTCTATAGGCTATTCTTCCTTATGTAAATATGAAACAGGATTATCAAAACCTAATCATATTAATCTGGAGAAGATATGCCAAACTTTTAATATGTCCACTGATTATTTTTTATAAAGTATAAAGCAAGGGGCACTGCCCCTCTTACCACATCTCCCCTACTCTCTCCAGCAACTCCTTCTCAATTGAAACCACATTTTGGAGCAATTCCTCTCCTGTATCCACTATCTGATATACTTTTATAGCTTTGCCGGATCTAAAGAAAGCTGTCAGCATCATATTTCCATCTTTCAAATTTTCATATTCTGCGTGAATTAGATGATAATCATTTAAATAATTTCTCAACATTTATTGTAAATAAATCAACAAAAGCTGTTGATTTCCATAGCAAAATATGCTATCATTACTATGAAATGAGATATTAGAAGGGAGGGAATGAGTTGCTTAGTGATTTTGGTAAATTCGTGAGAAAGTTAAGAATTGACAGGGGCCTTCTATCAAAAGATATGGCAAAGACATTAAACGTTACTCCATCCTATTTATCAGCAGTTGAAGTTGGAAAACGTAATGTGCCAGAAGAATGGGAAGAAAAGATTATTGAAGCCTATAATTTAAATGAACTAGACGAATTAGAGTTAAAAAAGGCAATTAATAATTCCCAATTGAACCTCAAGATAAATCTTAATAACTTTTCTAATGATTACAAAGATGTTATATTTTCATTTGCTAGAGATTTCAATAAATTAAACAATGACGATAAAGAAAGTATTAGAAAGATACTGAAGAAGATTCCTAAATGATAGGAGGTGATTAATTGGAATCATTTATTGCTACACCTTTATCAATTAGAGACATTAGGGCAAAAGCTTTTGCTCTAAGAAAAAGCTTAGACCTAGATAACTCTCCGTATTTCCCTATCGTAGAATTTGTAGAATTAATTTTACCTCAAATTATACCTGAATTTGAGTTCCACATTGGAACAGAGAAAGAAATGGGGGATTGTCACGGATTAACTTATCCTGAAGAAAATTGCATAAAAATAAGGGAGGATGTATATATTAATGCTACTAATGGGAAAGGTAGAGATCGATTTACTATCGCCCATGAATTAGGTCATTATATACTTCATAAATCACAAAATATTGCATTGGCCCGTACTACATCAAGAAGGATAGAAGCCTATAAAAACCCCGAATGGCAGGCAAACACATTTGCAGCCGAACTGCTTATGCCAGTAAATTTAATTAATCCGAGTGACACGGTATTATATATTTCGGATAACTTCGGGGTTTCATTTCAAGCTGCTAAAGTTAGAATAAATAAAATTAAATAAGATAGCAACAACTTTTGTTGTTAATATAAAAAGTCCAGCGCCAACTGGACTAGCCAAGACCTATAAAATTGGTTGGCTTAATACATCTACAATGTAATTATATACATTTTTTAGGCTCTTGGCAATAGTTTTGTCAAGAAAGGTGGTGGCATTATGTGGATATATACACCATATATCACTAGAAAAGGCCGCAGAATATATGCATCATGGTATGGACTTAAAGTTTTTAAATTCTGGGTTGATAAAGATAAAATAAGAAAGAAATAATATAAGAGTCTGTACCCCGTAAAGGTACGGGCTCTTGCTATAACTTAACCTTTTTTCTGGTATAATGGAATAAAAAGGGGGAATGGCTATTATGGATGATGTTCCTATGTTTGAGGAAGAACTGTTTGGCAGAATGTATGATGTGGCATTTCAAGAAATGGAAGAAAACTTTAGGGAACCTGGGGTGTATATGGAATTATTAAGCACTTTAGGAAAGAGAAAGCAGACTGGTTTTTAGATATGTGGGATAGAATTTGAGAGCGTGAAGATCTCTTTTTTAACTGAAGCCTGCACCTCTTAAAGTACAGGCTGAACCATTTTCTTAACCATATTTCCACCTATAGAACCAGCTTATATTTGTAAAATAACAAGTTCCCTATGAGATAAATTTATTTTTAAGGTGGATTACTTCACAAATTGAGAATTATACGTAATAGTGCGAATTTTATAGTTCTCAATTTATTCTCTAAAATTTAAAAAATAGCTATAAGTATTATTAAATTTACTTTTCCCTTGATTAGCCATGTAATCAGCTAAATTGCTTGTTACATTTCCTACTGTAGCTGTAATTCCTGAAAACAATGCAATTTGTAGAGGATTCAAAGATTGATTTAGACCAATCATAGCGCCAACAGAACCAAATGCCAAGGTAGACCCATAGTGAATAAACTTAGGTAATATTTTTATCCAATTAGAACTATAGTCTTCTAATTGTGGTTTTAATTTTTTTTCTATATAAACTTGAGCCTCTTGAATAAACTTCTCATCATATTTTTCTGTTGCCAGAAATTCTATTGAATTTAGTAACTTTCTTCTCAACTTATATAATTGTTGAAATGTATTGTTTCTAGCTATAATAAGTTCTTTGATAGGAATTTCCTCTAATATTTCATCTGGTAGTATTGCTTGAGATATATTATATAATAGATGTTGTACATTTTGTAATTCTACCTTGTTTTTCACAAAAAACTTTGCAATCATATCCTTATCAGAATTGTTTTTTACAAAATTTGATTTTTCAATAAATAGTTTAGCCACATTGTCATCAACAAAGGTAGGAATTAAATCTAACAGACCTGCTAAAAGTAAACTTCTATCCATCTTAGCAATTGCAGAAAATGCTTGAAGTTCATATAACTGTTCATTTTTGCCTTTAAAAACATTAGGTGATGGAGGAATATCAGGGTAAATCTTAACTCCCGAAGGTTGTACAAAAAACCCTCTTAATATTCCTGATTTATATTCATACTGACTATTTCCTTCTAATAGTCCCTTCGTAGCTAAAAGTAGTTTTTCATTAGCAGTATCAAACTCATATGAAAGTCTTAAAGAAAGCCAAAATTTTTCATAAAATTTACTATATTTAAGGTTTTCAACACGAAGAATACCTTTATTATAGGCGTAATCGAATTCATCAATTAATTTTTCTTCAATACTCTTATATAAATCTCCATTATACAGTACTCCATATTCAGTCATAGAGATTTCCATTCTACCATACTTAACCTTACATATATCTCGAGGAATAAGGAAATTGTTTTCATTAGGATCTATAATATGAATATGATCAAATATTAATAGCATTCTCTTTAACATTAAATCAGTTATTGGTTTATGATTAATAATTAAAGCATCAATATAATTTGACATATGTTTAATACCTCCAGAACTTATTTTTACCTCAAACAGTGCTATTGTATATAATCTTACAATTATGAATTAATACATAGCCATCCATACCAAGATTATACTAAATATAGAAAAATAATTAAACGCCAAACTGAATTTTCAAAATAAATATAAAATGTTTGGAGTTGGGTATAATGGTTAATACCTATAAGAATACTTTAAAATCACTCATTTATGTTCTAATTGGTGAAAGCCCTGGGTTTGGTCCTGGGGCTTTTTATTTAAATTATATTTATTCGAATTACATTATATCCAAGCATTTAATTTATTGATAAAATAGTATTATTATATAAAAATACTTGATAAAATTATCATAATAATGTAAAATTATTTATATCATATTTTAGAATGGAGTGTTTATTTTGATGATATATAAAAATGCTGATGAGTTAATCAAACATGAAATAACTTTATCACTCAGGCGTACATTATATCCTATAATTCAAATTGGCGAACAAGTATTTAGAGAATTGTATAAAAATAATTATGCTATATTAAGTAGCAAATATTTTAAACCTATATTACCTAGAATACGCACAAAAGCTATATATTATCAATTTGAATTGGATTTATTACCCGAAAATTTCCCTTTTAAATGCAGAATGAAAAAAACTAATAATTTCGGCGAATATGTTCCTGAATTATCAGCTGGAAATATATTTTTACACATTGCATCTGCTAAAGATAAAGACAGTTTACCATCACGTTCAAGGTACAAATTGGAATCTTCCTATTGTAATAATTTCGACGAAAAGCAAACAATCTTTGATTTTACAGATCAATCTAACCCTGCTATTAAAGACGATAAATATTATGGGATTATTACATATGGTGGTGCAGATACTCTTGAATTTTTAAATCTAATTATACCAAACTGTAAATTCGAAAAAATTCTATCCTCCCTAGACTTAAAATTAGAACTTAAATCTGTTAAAATTAGCTCTGAAGATAAAGATACTAAAAAGAAAGGTATTAAAATTCGAGATACAATATTAAAAGAACTTTTAAATGAAGAGAAAAGGCTGTGATAAGAATGGTAAAAAACAATTTTGATATAGTCCCTGCAAGAATAAAAGAAGCAAGAGAGTCTCGTGGATTATCAATGTCAGAACTATCAGAGTTAATAGAAGTAACAAGCCAGGCAATTTCCCAATACGAAAAAGGAATTATGAACCCTTCTGTATTCGTACTAAAGAAAATGTCCAATGCACTTAATTTTCCAATTCAATTCTTTTATAAATCTGAAAATGAGCGAACGTGTGAAAATAGTGCCATATTTTTTAGAGCAATGAAAAGTACTCCTAAAAAAATAAAGAATGCTTACAGCTATTATATTAAATGGGCTGATGATATATATAAGTACCTAAATAAATATATAAATTTTTATGATGTAAATTTACCTGATATAAGTAACTATACCTACAAAGAACCAATTGACAACAAAACTATTGAAGAAATAGCTTTATATGTGAGAAAATATTGGAATTTAGGCGATAACCCTATTCACAATATGGTAGATCTATTAGAAACGAATGGTATTATTATCTGTAGAATCAAATTTAAAAATAAAAAAATTGATGCTTTCTCACAATGGAATAATGGAAAAGGATATATATTTTTGGGTAGTGAGAAAGGTTCTGCTGTAAGATCAAGATTTGATGCGGCACACGAATTAGGCCATTTATTATTACATCCAACTTTGAAAATAAATGATGTATATAAAAAAGATGTTCTAAACAGAATTGAAGCTGAAGCGAATTATTTTGCTGGTGCCTTCTTAATGCCTATAACTTCATTTCCAACGGAGATAATTCATAATTCAGTAGATTATTTATTAATGTTAAAAGAGAAGTGGAAGGTTTCGGTCAATGCCATGATAATGCGATCCAAACAACTCAATTTATTTACAGATAATCAGATAAGTTATCTGCAAAGGCAAATGACTTTAAAGCAAATGTGGAAACATGAGCCATTAGATGATATTTTGCAACCAGAAGAACCTTCAATTTTTAAAGAGGCTTTTGAATTATTATTTGATAATAAAATACTTCATCCAGAACAAACAATTCAAGATATATGTTTAAATAAAGAAGATATTCAATCTATATGTTGCTTGCCAGATGAAATTTTTAAAATGAAACCAAAACAAAAAAAACTTGAATTAAAGATAATTAAATAAACAAATTATTTGTTCTAATTAATAAAAAACCTAGAATTTCATGAATCATCTTTCCTTAACCTAAAGGAAATTCATAATAAATCTAGGCTTTATTTTTTTTAATAATTCCTAATAATCACCTCACCATACCTGTAGTTCCTTATCCTTATACTTCCCCACCAGATTGTAATTTCTCTCAACCCCGTCTATACACTTTCAAAAAAATAGTATGATTGGTTGATAATCATACTATTTGGAGTGTGGATTTAAAAAAAATTAAACTTATTTTAGATTGTAAAAATTAATTAAGGGGGTTAACCTTATAAATATATGATATATGATTTTATAATACATGTAAATGGTTTCAAGAAAATATATCACTTAATTTATAGATTAATTATTCTTTCACATTCTAATAATTTCTAATAATCAACTCACCATACCTGTGTTCCTTATCTTTGTACTTGCCTACCAGATTATGATTTCTCTCCACTCCATCTATATTGAAGTCCTTATAAAGTTCCCTTATAAATTCACAATCATTGTAAGAAAGAATGAATTTACCCTTCACCTTTTTAAGACAATCAAACAACCTTATATGATCCTCTTTTGAAAACTGCACCTGATAGTATCTTTCGGTGCCATAATAGGGAGGGTCCAGATATATCAAAGAATCATCTTTATCATACACTTTAAGCAAGTCCTGAAAATCCTTATTTTCAATAACTACTCTTGAAAGCCTTTCCTGAATTTCGGTAAGATATTTAACCATTACATTAACATCTTTTTTAACACAGCCATAAGACCTGTAGTCACTTCCATAGCTTGTTTTTATCAGCATAAAAAATCTAGCTGCCTTTTGAATATCAGTCATTCCCCTAGTATTGTACTGACTGACAAAGTCATAAAACAATTCCCTGGAATTCAGCATAAACGATAATTCTTTCTGCAGCTCCCCACAGTG